CAAAACACGTCCAGCTTCAACCCCGACCCTTTCGGCATTAGTGCGAGTGAAGGCTGGGCAGCACTCACTATAAGCATCTTCCCGGCGGCAGGCGGCGCCGCAGCAGACTTGTCTACCAAGTTCGTCAATTTGGACGGCATGTTAATGATAAGAGGAGGCTGATATGGCTTCTTGGCCCCCGAAGAAAAACGCAGCTTTCGTCTTTTATGTCGGTCTGGTTTCTCAAGCGGACACAAAGCTGCTGCAAGCAAACCCAACACTCGCGGCGGGTGACGCCAAAGTTGCGACGGATGATGCAGCTCCGGGAAACTTGGCTACTTTGCCCGTGGTGGACGCTGACTTCACTGACCGCGTGAAAGTGAGTCTGTCCGCAGGAGAGATGAACGGCGACCGCATCACGGTCATCTTTAGCGACGCCGCTGGCGCTGAATGGGCCGATCTCCTTATCGACATCCCAACTTCGGTCAGGCAGATCGACGATTTGTCCTTTCCAACTACCAGCGGACGATCAACTGATGTTCTTGCCACGGGAGAAATACCGATTGATTTTGACACCTCTATCGGAACGCTCGCCGCCGCGCAGATAGAAGCGACCGCCTTGAACGGCAAGGGCGACTGGAACATCAACAAAACCGGCTACAGCCTAACACAAGCGTTCCCGACTAACTTCGCCGATCTGTCGATAGTCATAACCACGGGCCTCGTAGATATTACGCAGACCGCAGCCGATAAAGTCTGGTCCACGGCAGCGCGCACGCTAACGGCGTTCTCCACCTCGCTCGCGCTCTCGATCTGGGACGTGTTGGAAAGCGCTATCGTCACGGCCTCGACCATCGGCCTCAAGGTCAAAAACAACCTAAACGCCGTACTCTCTGCTGTCGAAGCCGACACCCAGGATATCCAGGCTAGATTGCCTGCCGCTCTTGTTGGAGGTGCCATGGACGCAGACGTGAGCGTTATACAAACTAACGCAGTCTCGGCGTCAGCGCTCGCAACCGATGCCGTCAACGAAATCAGGGACGCGATCCTACCGAAGAAGAACATTGGTCTGAACGATATCCCCTTCCTGATGGTGCTCTCTTCAGATCACGTCACGCCCGCAACAGGTCTAACCGTCACCGCCACGCGCTCTATTGATGGTGGCGTTACGTTTGACGCAACGACCGGCACTGTCGCTGAAGCGGCTAGTGGCAAATATGATTTCGACGCCAGCGCAGCGGATATGAATGGAGCGATTGTCACGTTCAAGTTTTCTTCGGCGACTGCTGATGATACCTTTGTGTCGATCCGCACAGGGGGATGATTACCGCCCTTCAGGGTCGAGGGCATCTTCACGCCTTCGGGTTTGGGTGGACGCATTGGATTGCGAAAGCCGCCGCGAACACCACTATGGTGGCTGCTCAAGGCAGCTATAGTTTAACAGGTCAAGCGGCCGATACACTGAAAGGCCATTTAGTTGCTGCTGCTCAAGGCAGTTATTCTTTGTCTGGCCAAGCTGCCATCACCACCAAAGACACTCCAATAACCGCAGCCCAAGGAAGCTACTCGCTGTCAGGCCAAGCAGCGAACCTCCTTTGGGACCACCTGATCGTTGGAGTCCAAGGCAGTTACGCTTTGTCCGGCCAAGCGGCAATCACGTTCCCAGCGTTCAAGATCACAGCGGACCAAGGGGCTTACGCACTCTCAGGCCAAGCAGCGGTCACCGTAAAAGACACACCAATCGTGGCCGCACAGGGCAGCTACGCTCTGTCAGGGCAAATAGCGGACTTGTTGTGGAACCATCTTATCGCGGCAGTCCAAGGCAGCTATGCCTTAACAGGTCAAGACGCCCTCACTACTAAGACCATTCTTCTAACTGCCGTACAAGGGAGTTACGCTTTATCCGGCCAGGCTTCTATCCTCTCCCGCCAAGTAACAATAATCGGCGCACAAGGAAGCTACGCGCTCAGCGGGCAAGATGCTCTCACGCTCAAAGGCTTCACGATGTCGGGGGCGCAGGGCTCCTACGCGCTGTCGGGCCAGGTGTCGGATTTGCTCTGGGCGCACTTAATACCCGCCGCGCAAGGCTCCTACAGCCTAACAGGCCAGGCCATCATCACAGTCAAAGACACTCCCATCACGGCGGCACAAGGCTCTTACGCATTAAGCGGGCAGGCGGCTGTCCTCTCTCGCCAAGTACCTATCCTAGCAGCCCAGGGAAGCTACGCACTAAGCGGCCAAGCCTCTGAGCTACTTTGGGGCCATCTAGTCGATGCGGTGCAGGGCAGCTATGCGCTGAGCGGTCAGGCTGCGATCCTTTCTCGCCAAGTGACGGTCCTGGGCGCGCAAGGCTCCTACGCGCTGAGTGGCCAAGTCGCCGATCTTCTCTGGGATCATCTGGTCTCGGCAGCGCAAGGCAACTACGCGCTGACAGGACAATCCGCCGTCACCCTCGTCACGCACTTGATGCCAGCTGCTCAAGGCAGTTACGCACTCGCAGGGCAAGCTGCGAACCTCCTCGAAGGGCCGCTTATCGCAGCCGCGCAGGGAAGCTACTCGCTCACAGGGCAAGCTGCCACCACGTTGGTCGGGTACTTGACCGCCGCCGCGCAAGGCAGCTACGCACTCGCTGGGCAGGCTGCTCTTACTTTCACGGACGAAACGATGAACGCGGACCAGGGCAGCTATGCACTGACTGGCAAACCCGTCGCGTTCGTTCTCGTGACAGCGGGCGGGCAAATCCTCATCCCAACTTGGCGCAGACGAAGGCGTTAATGTGCTTGGCAACCTCACGTAAGGTATAATCACGTTCATGGCAGTAGAACAGCAACCTCTCCCCGAAGCCACTCCCTCCGAGACCATCGGTAAGGGCAGTTTGTCCGAGATGGAGATCGTTGACATCCTGAACAACTACCGCACGGAAGCGGACCTGGCGCGGCGCAGTGGCCCCAACGGGCGCGACGATGTGTGGGAGGCGAATGTTGCGCTCTACTGGAACCAGTTCGACTTCAGCAAGAAAGCCTCCTGGCAATCGCGCGAAGTCATGCCCGAGGCCCCCATGTTCGTGGACCGCTGGTCGTCTTCGATGCGCGAGGCGCTAGTCATCACCGACGCCTGGTATCAGGTCCAAGCCCCTGGCGACTCCGAAGGCGACATCGCCCAGGCTATCAAGAAATTCACAGACGTTTGGCTCGCGCGCTGTGGGCGCAATGTCGATGGCCAGCCGGTCGAGTTCGGGGCGGTGTTCGAGAACCTGATGAAGCTGTCAGCCATGATGGCCGCGACGGCGACCGTGACGTGGAAGCGGGATGACGAAGGACGAGGCTACGTCGCGATTGAAGTCGTAGACCCACGCGAGGTGTTGCTCGACGCGACGGGGCGCGGGCTCTACCGCATCCGCCGGTTGACTGTCGATATGTTCCGCTTGAAGGAAATGGCGAAACTGAAGGACGAGCGCGGGAAAGCCATCTTCAACATCCCCGAGATCGAGCGCCTGGAAAGCGCGCTCCATGACGAGGACGAGGTGGCCAAGTCGCGCCTGGCCGGGCACGGCGTCGAGATCAGCACCCCGCGCAAGCCCATCGTCATCGACGAGTACCTCTGCACGCTAATCGACAAACAGGGCAACAAGGTAGAATCCAACGTCCTGTGCGTCGTGGCCAACGAGCGGTTCCTGATTCGTGGCCCCGAGAAAAACCCCCTCTGGCACAAGCGCGATTGGCTGCTCTACGCCTCTGCTGTCTCCGTGCCGCTCAGCGTCTACGGGCGGACGTATATGGAAAGCTGGTCGAGCGTCGCGCGCACGTTCATCGAACTGACAAACCTCATCCTCGACGCGACGTTCACGCAGGCGATGAAGGTCTTCACTATCGCAATCGACATGCTCGAAGACCCGACCCAACTCGACGACGGCATCCACCCCAACCTCGCGCTCCAGGTCTCCGGCGGCAGCGCCAAAGACGTGATGAACGCGGTGGACATGGGCTCGCTGTCATCTAGCGTCGTGACGGTCTGGCAGGGGCTCAAGCAAGAACTCCGCGAAGGGGCCGCTTTCAGCGAGATCGCGCTGGGCCAAATCCCCCCGAAGGGCGACATCACCGCCACCGAAATTTCGGCCTCCGAGCAGTCGAGCAGCGCGCTCCTCCGGTCCATCGCGCGGAGCGTCGAGGTGCGGTTGCTAGAGCCGATGCTGAACCTCGTGTGGAAGACCGGGATGCAGCACATGGACGAGGACGATGAGGAATTACAGGCGGCGCTTGGGCCGGAGATGTTCCAGATGTTCCTGGCCCGACGCCGCGAGTTGGTCGGTCGCCGGATCACGTTTCGCGCGACAGGTATCTCTAGCCTCATCGACCGGACCCAAAAACTCCGCGCGCTATTGTCCGCGATCCAAATCTTCAGCCAGAATGAGATACTCGCCAAAATCTTCTTCAGCGAGCAGGTAGACCCGCGCAAACTGGCCGAGGAAGTCTTGAGCCTGCTGGGGATCGACACGCTCAAGCTCCGGCCCACCGCTCGCGAGGCGCAGGTTAGTGGGATTTTGGAGAACACCCAACAACAGCGCGAGGTTCAGGCTGAGCAGCAAAAAGCCGACCCGCTCGCTGGGCTAGGAGCCGCGTAATGCCCTCTCACACAAAATCCGTGCGGAAAAAGCGCGCCAATCCTTTTAAGCGGGTGATCCGTCGCCCCCGTCCAAAGGTCAAGGAGCAAGGGGTTTAGTGGCTCGTACTTCTAGGACCAAACGCGACTTGGTTGAAGGAGACCGTTTCGGACGAGTGATGAACGCTTTGGTGGGCAATCGGCGGGGCAGTCTACGTAAATTAAATAAGCTTTTGAAGCGAAACCCATTCGACAGTCTGATCCTTGACGGCATGTTCGACCGCAAGAGAACGTTTAAAGGCCGCATGAAACCCCAAGGCAAACCGCGTGGTGGCGGAGGAGGGAAAGGATTCTGATGAGCCGCGACACCGACATGCTGGCTCTCCGGCACGGCCAATCTGCCGAGGGCGATCTCTCGAACCTCGGCCCCGCTCTGACTAAGCTCGGGGAAGCCGTAGACATCCGCATCTTCGCCAAAATCCTGCGTGGGGAGGCCGTTACCCCGGAAGAAGCCCTCCAGGCGTGGCTTGAGAAGTATTCCTACTACCGTCTCACCAAAGAGCTTCAGAAAACTATCCGTATTGGCAGGCTCGCGGCTGAGACACTAACCGAGTCGCCCATAGGGTAGCTCAAGAAAGAGGTATCAAATGCCGAAGAAAGACGCTCAAAAAACCCCCGATATGTTCCCGAACCTCGGCTCCGACCAGCCCAAACCTGAGTCCGAGGAGAGCGACGCTGAGTTCCTGAAGGGCTTCAAAACGCGCGAGGACGCGGAACAAGGCTTCGGTGAGATGACAGCGGCTCAAGACAAGCTCACCGAGGAGCTTACGCGCGTGCGTGCCCACGAGGAGACCATGCAAGGCATGATCGACCAACTTCTCGTCGGGCAGCCCGCGCAACAGCCTCAAGCCCCCGCCGCCCCGACGCTCGACTACACCAAACTCCCCGATCCCGTCGAGGACAAGGACGGCTTCGCGCGCGGCGTACTGGAGCAGACCCAAGCCATCGTCGCACACCAGACCCAGGAGGCAGGGGTCGCGAACTCCCAACAGCAGCAACTCGATAGACTGTGGGGCGAGTTCCAGGACGACTATCCCGACCTGGCTGACTACTCTGAGTACGTTGAGGTGGCGGCGCGCGAGGAAGTGAACAAAGCCCAGGCGCGCGGTGTCGGTTCCGACCAGCTCATCTTCAAGAACCCCGATGGGTTTAAGCGCAGTGTCGCGGAAAGTACGCGCGCGAAGGTGAAGAAGTTGGAGGCCAAATTCGGCGATAAGAAAGAGCCGGAGCCCAACCGCGACGAAGGGCTGGCCGGGGGCTCTGACGGTACTTCTTCTGGTGAGGAGGAGGGTAACGTCAAATTAGGTTCCATGACAGGAGACCTCAAGAAGCTCCAGCGAGAAAGCGGGTTTTTTTGATTTACACGAAGTTGACACGCTCTGTGTCAAACCCGTAAACTCTGAGACAGTGGCTAACAGCCACGTTGAATTGGTTTCATAGGTAACAATGAGGTTCAATGGCTTGGGTATGGGATGCACCTAGCGGGGTCTACAAGGACCACGCGCTGAGTTCCAACATCCGCCGAGAGGCCATTGCAGACGTTCAATTCATGCGCTGGCTACGGCCCGAACCGGGTTACGGTAAAGGCAAAGGCCAGTCTATCACGATCACGCGCATCCTGAAGCTCCCGTTAGCGGGCAGGGTCAGCGAGACCGACCGTCTGCCTTCCGGCACTCCCGCGATCAGCACGAAGTCTCTCACGGTCAGTGAGTGGGGCTTCAAGATGGAAATTACGCAGTTCGAGCGTAATCTGACCTACTTCGACATCACGAACCAGTACCAGCGCAACCTGCGCGACCAGATGTCGTTGACGATGGACGTGATGGCGGCTGACGCACTGAAAACCACTCCTATCAAGTGGATTCCGGTCACGACCGGCGGTGTAGTTGACACGGACGGCACCGCGTCCACGACTGCGGACAAGAACTTGACCATCGCGGACCTTCGGGGGATTTACGATTACCTCCGCGAGACGCTGAAAGCTCCTGCCTTCCGGGGTGGGCGCTACATCGGCATCCTGTCTACGAAAGCCGCGCGCGGGATCAAGAACGACCCGGAGTTCAAGGACTGGCTGGCACCGACTAGCTCGGCTCAGCTTGGGACCAACACGCAGACCATGCCCGTGATTGAGGGCATCTCGTTGTTCGAGACCAACCACACTGACACCCTGTCCGGCTCGCTCGGTTCAGGCGGTGTGCTCGGCGAAGCGGTGTTCTTCGGTGACGACGGCGGGTTCCTGGCAGTGATCCAAGAGCCAGAGCTTCGCGCTGGTATTCCTGAAGACCTCGGACGGTTCCGTCAAATCGGTTGGGTCGGCACTCTCGAAGCCGGGTTGACCTGGGAAGTGGCGGCGCAGGCTCGTGTCGTTCACGTAACCAGCCAGTAAGGGAGCAGCAAAATGGACATTTATCCGAACAGGGTTTACCAATCTCCCTCGCTCGTTTTCACTTCGACGGGTGACATCGCCACGTTCGCTCCAGGCAAGCCGGTCGATATCGTCCGATGGGGGTACACCGTCAACGTCGTACTCGGGGACACGACCCTCATCATCAAAGCCGATAGCCAACTCATTGGCGTGTCTCGTGGTGATGGCGATGCGGGCACGCTCACACCAGTGGTCGCTACGGCGGTTGGCGCGGGGGCCTATACCGAGAACGTCAGCCCTGGCGTAACAGCCGCACCTACGACCCCGTTCAAACTGGACGCGGGTGAGAGTGTGATCTTCCAGGTCACTGACGCTGTTGCCGCAACTGGCACCGGGACGATGTGGGTTGAGTACCACGAGCGTTCGTTTGTCGGCGACAGCAACCAGACCGCCGCACAGGGCAACCGCATCGCGGGTATGCTCAAGAAAACGGCGTAAGGGAGCGAAGCATGTCGCTTTTCAACGCTCTAAACGAGGCAGTGAGGAACGGTTGGGCTGTCGATTTCGGCTCTGTCGCACTCGACGGCACCAACCCAACCTCCGTCACCACAAACGTCATGATCCAAGGCGCGCTGGTTTGCCTGAACACCAAGGTGGCATTGGGTGACGCTACTCAAGCCGTTACTTGGTTCGTCGAGACCGCAACGGGAAACCAACTCGATATCTACGGTTGGAAAAACATTTCGGGAACCGACCCGACTTTGGTAGCCGCCACTGATACCGAGACCGTGACCTGGATGGCTTGGGGCGTACCCACGTCGTCTTCGTAAGGAGGTAGCATGATCGACCTCAACCGAGGCGTCACCATGCGGACGCACCCACAAGGGTTCTACATCTGCATGTATAAGGACGCGCCCGGTGTCTACCTCGACATCAACGGGCGCGACGTAGGCGAGAAGATGGCGAAAGCTGCCGGGTTCCCGGTCAAGGAGTTCGCCACCGAGCGGCTGCGGCAACTCAAGCTCAAGAACGCCATGGCCGAAATCAACGCAGAGTTCGGCAAGCTACCCGAAGGCGATGTTGTCTTCGAGAAATCCGGCTATCACGTCGTCCATGGCTCGGCGGGCGAGTTCTTCATCGAAGACCCAGATGGCAATCGCATGAGCGATAAAGGCTCAAGCAAGCCCGACGCCATCGCGTTAGCCGAGCAGCTTGCCACTGTTGAAACCAACGAACCGGAGGACCAAGATGGGACGCAGACGTAAAGGCGGACGCGGGGGCCGATAACCCGATTGGGCGGCTTTCGGGTCGCCCTTTCGCTTCTAGCCCGCCAGTTTGGCGTGATAAATGGCGCGATAAATGGCAGTTACGTTTTTAAATCTCCAAGACCGCGCGAAGGTCTACATCCTCGATCTCCCGACCGATGTGGTCAGTGAGTTGCCGACGCTTATCAACGACGCCATCCGCGACATCCAAGAGGCCCACAACTTCCGCATCATGGAGGCCGAGACGCAGTTCGTGACGACCGAGGGCTCACACACGCTCGGGCAGATCACGGACATGAAGGAAGCGCGGGACGTGCCTTGGCTTCAACACGGCAACGGGGGGAACTCCGAGATTGATTGGGCGCAAACCAAGAGCACGATCATCCGCGCATTCGCGATCAACGACGCCAGTGACAAAGGTCTACCAGTGACGATCTTCGAGGCTGACGCAGCGGGTAATTTCGAGGTGTACCCGTTCCCGGACGGCAACAGCTTGTGGGCCAACGGGGACTACCGCGTGCATCTGCCCTACTGGAAGTACCTCGCTGACCTTGTAGCCGATAACGACTCGAACTGGTTCACCGACAACGCCACGCTCTACGTTTTGTACTCAGCAGTCTCGCGCGCGCACGCGCTGAACTTCGACGAGGAGCGCTCCGATAAATGGGCATTGCGCGCCGCCCAGCAGCAGGGCGAGGCCGTGAAACGCGACAAGCGCAGCCGCCTGACCCGCAAGCTCACGATAACCCCGCGCTCTGACGTTCACGCCTCCAAATACCAAACGAGGATGTAATGCCCTTTGACGTAGACGAAGCCAACCCCGCCGACGACGCGATTGTAAGCCAGTTCCCGGCCAACGAGCGCTCCTCGCGTACGGATATCAAGGGTATGTTCGACGTGGACCACACCGAGGCGGATGGCAAGCACTCGAAGGTCACGCTGCCGGAGACCACGGACCCAACAGCCGTCGCCAATACGGGCTTCCTCTACACGAAAGACGACACGGCTGACACGGAGTTGTTCTACCGCGACGACAGCGGGAACATCGTCCAAATGACGAGGGACGGCGAAGTCGCGGGCTTCAGCCCCACCACCTCGATGCTCTTCTACCAGAGCGCCGCGCCTATAGGCTGGACCAAAGACACCACGACTCTCAACAACCACGCGCTGCGCGTAGTCAGTTCTACTGCCTGGTCCGCGGGTTCCAAAGGAGCGACTGCATTTGATAGCGTGTTTGGATCAGGCAAGACAGCGGGCTCGCATGTATTGACGATTGCTGAAATGCCTGCACATACGCACACCATCGACACCGATGCTACGGACGGCACTGTCAATATGGCCGAACAATCCGCAGGCGTTCTGGACAGTTTAGATACTACCAGCTCCACAGGCGGCGGCGGCTCGCACAACCACACCCTCTCCCTCGATCTCAACTACATCAACGTCATTCGCGCAACCAAAGACTAATGCAGATCGAACCCGGAACCCACTGTCCGCTGTTGGACAAGGAGTGCATCCAGTTCAAGTGCGCGTTCTGGACCCAACTCCGAGGGCGACACCCCCAGACTGGTACAGAGATCGACGAGTGGGCCTGCGCTATCTCCTGGCTCCCGATTCTCCTGATCGAAAACGCAAAGGAGACAAAGCAGAGCGCGGCGGCTACAGAGAGCTTCCGCAATGAATTGTGCAAGCGCGTAGATCGCGCGCGGATCGAGGCAGAAGATGGCCCAAGACAAATCATCAGCCGTCCTTCGGGCTAACCTTGGTCTGTACCTAGACCGCCCACCCCTCAACGTACCCGCGCGCGGGCTCACGGCCTGTAACAATGTCCGCATCAACGGGGGCGAAATCACCAACCAAGGCATCGGCTGGGACAAGTTCACCGTCGCGCAACTCAACGGCCCGGTCACGCTGATCGACAACTACTTCCTGCGTACTGGCGCGCAGATTTTGCTCTTCGGCTCGACCAAAGACCTCTACCGCTATGACGAAACCACCGATACCGTAGCCTACATCTCTCCGATCTACGTGGCAGGCACCGCTGACCCCACTAACTCTTCTGCGGTCGTGGTCGGCGGTACGGCCTGGGACACGAACCTGAAGGCCGGGGACGAGATGTTCTTCGGCTCTGCTACCGAAACCGATCCTCTCGCGACCGGCAACGGCGGGTGGTACGTCATCGCCACTGTTGACAGCGCTGTCCAAGTTACACTGACCGCCAACTACACCGGAACGGGAGGCGCGCAGGCTTACACCGGACGCAAGTTGTTTACAGGCGATGAACTAGACTACTGGCGCGCAGAGACGTTTCCGAAAGCCCAGCCCGCAGACAAAGACTTGTGGTACGCGACCAACGGTGTAGACGACATCGTGCAATTCGACAGCGCCGACACCCAAGTAACACTGCTCGACACGATTGGGTTCAAGTGCAAGGAATTACTGCGCTTTAAGAACATGATGGTTTACGGGAACATTGTTCTCGACAGCGGCGAGGCCCGGCCTTTCAGCATCAAAAACTCCGATATCGGCGCACCCACCACGTTCGCCATCGAAGGCGCGGAGTTTGTAGCGCACGACGGGCTCGACCCCGTGAATGGGCTCTACCTGTTGGGCGATATTCTCGTTGTCTACGGACAGCGCACCATCACCCTGACACAGTTCGTGGGGTCTCCGCTGATTTTTGTCTTTCGTTCAGCCATCTCCGGCCTTGGTCCGTTGGCGGGCAGACTGGTTGCGGACTTCGGCGACTTCCACGAGTTCGTGGGGCCAGACGCAGGGTACAAGTTCGACGGCGTAGGTTTGATCGAGACAGGCTTTCAGGTGTGGAGAAATACGCTCCGACAACAAGACCCCTCGCGCCTCCCCCTCGGGCACAGCCACTTCGACGAAGAGCGCGGGTTAGTGTTGTGGGCGCTGCCCCTCACTACAGACCCGAACTCTCTCCAAACCGAGAGCGCGTTGCTGGAGCACTATGTCGAAGACATTGGCCCGCGCGACCCTGTGCCTTTCACAAAACAGAACTTCCGATCTACAGCCACCGGGTTCTTCGAGCGCCAATCCACTTTGCGTTTCGACGACATCACAACGAGCTGGGCGACACAGAGTTTCCGCTGGAACGACCAATTCTTCCAGGCCGCGTTTCCGTTCAACCTATTCGGGGACGCTAACGGGTTTATCTACACGCTTGGCACAGGTGACACATTCAACACGGCTGCCATAGAGAGTTTCGCTCGGTTCTCGCGGCGCGCGGCTGTCGATGAGCGGCGGAAGGGTGTCGTTAAGCGTGTCTACCCGTTTGCTGAGCGGCTACCTGGCGCATCGTCCTACAATCTATCTGTCATTGTTTGGGGCACAGACCAAGCTGCGGGCGATCTAACCAACAAGGGCCAATTTGCCTACGATCTCACGCATACGGGTAACAGGTTTGTTACACCGCGCGTCTCTGGGCGGTTCTTCGAGATTGAGTTTGCGACGACAGGCACCAACCAAATTTGGACGCTCCAGGGGTACGATACCGATGTAGCGATAATGGGAGAACGATGAGACAGCGAGCGATAGAGTTGGCCATGCGGAGGCGGGTAGGGGCCTCTCCCGAGGTTTGCGCGCGCATCAAAGCCGCTGCCGAGGGCTGGAATGACTGGCGCGGCACATGCCCCAAGTGCGGGTTGGAACAGCGCGGCCATATTTCCCAACTCGTAAAGCCCTGCCCAGGATGTCATCGTGGCTAGACCCGTCAGCGAACGCCCTCTGGTTCCACAAGCGATCCCAGCTACTCTCCAAGGGGTTCTAGTTTGGACCAACGCCTTGCTCAAGCAGCTTCTCAGCATCTTCGCAGAATACGGCTTCCGTCTCAACCTCGTTTTCCCCAAAGACGGCTCAGAGATCATGACGGGACCGATCCAACTCAGGGAGTACACTACCGCGACCAAGCCCACAGCGGCGGATTGGGAGGGGGCAGTTATCTACGTCTCTGACGGAGGCGCAGGGGCAGTATTCCAGGGGAGTAACGGATCAAGTTGGGTGAATCTCGGATGACTTGGGGTTACACAGACCTTGGAAATCCACTACTGGTCCGCTTTCAAGCAACCTTCGGCCTCACAGATCGCGCGGATGGTACTGTATACTATCTCAAGGTCCAAGACTCACCAGACCAGCGTTTGATGCTTGACACAGAAAAACACATGCAAGGCAAGGTTATAGCCCACGTCTACAGCGCCTTTGGGGGGCCACAACTCCCAAGGTCCAACGTGCGTTTGCTCGTTCGCAGCGGGCGGTTAGGTTACGAGGTTGTCAGTGACGACCCCCCAGCTGAGTACGCACCCGTGCGCCCGCACGATAAGACTACACTCCGTATTAATTACGAGTTGATCTTGCCTTCGTCGGGTTTCACGGGCACCGAGGCGCTTGCTTATGAGACAGCACCACAATGACTGAAATTTTACTCGCCAAGCTATCTGATACCGACAACATTATCTCCACAGGCTCCACGACAGCGCGGACACTGGCTGATAGATTTTCGGATATAGTCAATGTCGCAGATTACGGAGCCGAGGGCGACGGCGCGACTAACGATACTGTTGCTTTTCAGAGCGCGGCTAATGGTGGGGGGCGGATACTTGTTCCGGCAGGCACCTATCTTTTAGACAAGATCACACTCACTACAGCTTGCCATTGGATGTTGCACCCCACAGCAATACTGAAGATGAGATCGGCGGTGTCTGGCTCTACCTCCATTTTTGATTTTGGTACAGGTTCAGACAGGTCGGTAGTAGAGGGCGGTACATTCGACGGCAACCGAGGCACACTAGGCGCAAGTCATACCGACCGGAGTTGGAAGTGGTCGGCTTTCACCAATACGTCGGGCGCTGACTACATTATCATCCGAGATGTAAAATGCCAGAATTTTGTAAATCCATGTGTTAGCTGGCTCTCGGGTCAGTTCTGTCTCTTTGAGAATTTCGAGATTGTAGATTGTGGCAAGGGGTTTGTCGTGCAGGCGAGTAATTGCACGCTTCGGAACATACGGGAAACTGATATTGGCTTTACTGGACATGACATTTTCCAACACGCCAATGAATTTCGTTTGTGCGAGCATCTGACAATCGACGGTTTGAAGGTCATCAACTTTAACGCAGACACAACTGGCCCAGAGCCACGGCCACAAGCGCTCGTCTGCCAAAATGTGCATGATCTGAACGTCTTAAACTATGTTGCAGATGGTTATACCGGGACTGCAACAGACGACATCTGGGTCGGTATGAATATTAAATCTTGCACAGGTGTTCACTTTCGCGGAGTGAGCATCCGTGGTTATGTAATGGGTGTTGATATAGGTAGCTGTTTCGATTGGGAGATCAGTGACTTTTTAATTGATAGCGAATACGTTTCAACAACAGCGCAAAGAACGGGATTTCTTGCTAGAGCAAGCGGGGTCTTTGAAAATTTTGCGCCGGACCCTGCCACGGACACCGAAAGTATCGCAACAGGCGGGCGTGCCAGGCTATCGAATGGAAGCGTTATTCGGAGCGATACAGGTCTTGAATGGCGCTTGGCAGAGACCGTGCTGAGCAATGTTCATAGCTGGGGGCATACAAAATACGGGTTCAATATTGTTCCAGATACGGACCCGCATAGTTTTACAAATCACCCAGAACCCCGACCTAACAACGTAATCTTAGATAATTGCAACGCTCAATTCAACGGTCAGTACGGTGTTCGGTGGACTGACGGTGATAATCTTCGCGTCATAGGTGGCCGGTACGCAAACAACGGGCAAGACACGACTAAGACTACACAACAGCGCTCCGGTATAGGAAATGAGGGTTCCGACACGCCGACAGGTCTTCACATGGCTGATGTCGATCTATCTGACGACCAATCTTGGACCCACACCGATGGTGCCAGCTTCGACCCAGGTACAACTGACGGTGCTAACCAAATCGTGATCTCTCTGATTGATACGAACAATATCTTCATTGGCCAGTTTATCACCTTAAAGGGGGCCGCTGCGGGTCCGGCTGATCTAACAGCTAAAGTTGTCGGTAGAGACAAAGACGATGTAACCGTTGAGATAACTGGCGGCGCAACACTTGTGGAGACTAGCAACCTCACGGGTCTGACTGGCACCGTGTCATCTGCTGGCGCAATATTGACTGGAGCGGGCACCACTTTTACGACTGAAATATTGGGCCGAACCTGGGTAAAGGCCGATGGCGAGTTCCGTCAGATTGTTAAGGTACTCAGCACGACTTCCGCTCAAATCAACGCTGCATTCACAGCCCCCCTGTCTGCCGACACGATGGAAAAGCTCACTATAAATGTCGAAGGCATCCCATCCCAACAGCGGGGCTATCATATTAGCTCTAACTTCGCTGGCCAGCTTCGCGTTTCCAATCTTCGCCAAGAGGGAAATGTTGATAGGCGGCAGTTCATTAGTGATCTCACCGATCTGGCTGATGGTCAGCTTGTTATACTGGAAAGTGGCATCGTAAGCGTCGATACAGGCGATGCGATCACGACACTGATCGGCAGCATCCCGCGAGATTTTGTGCCGTTGGGATACCGTTTTAAGGTCACAACCGCTCTGACCGGAACGGACGGCACGATAGATTTGCGCTTTGCAGATG